AAGATGTTCCCTCGCCTGAACGTTACCGGGGGGCTGGGAATGACGAACAACAATGTTGTGCGGCTGGATCACTATGCGCGCGCCTCCGCCACTTCTCGCGCGGCAAAAGCGGTCAAAAGATCGGCGGAAACACCGGCCTCACTGGCTCGTCCGGTAGCTATCACCTCGGCCCAATACTCGGGCGGGATGCTGTCGCGCTGCCACCACTTGGAAACCTGCGTCGCGCTCGTACCGGGGAGCTCGGCGGCCATGGCCTCGCGTGAGCTACCCCAGAGCTCGATCACGTCGCGGAAAGAGGTCAAATCGGACATACAGGCATTGTTAGGACCATTTGTCCTTAAATGCAAGCCCAAACCGTCCTTGGACGTGGAAAACGGCTTAGGACATACTGTCCGCATGGCCGAAAACGAAACAGAAAGCGAATACAAACAAAGCTTTACGGAACGCGTCGCGGCTGCGCGCGTGGCCTTGGGATGGAAGCAGTGGCAAATGGCCGAGGCGCTCGGCATGGCCCAAGACAAGTACAAGCAATACGAAGGCCGCAGCCTCCTTCCTCACCACCTGGTGCGCCGTTTCTGCCTGATTGCCAGGATTGATCTGGAGTGGCTTATGACCGGTCAGGGCAAAATGAGGCTAGCTCCTCTGCCAGATATTGTTCCCGACATCGAGCCGGCTAAAAAGCCGAAGACGAGGAAAGCCCGGAGCCGCAAGGCTGCCTAGAGCGCCCAAAGGCGCATGGAACTGGCCGGTGGCGCTCAGAACGCTCAAAATCCTTGTCTGCACCACCGTCGGCCTCTTGGCTCCTGCTGCAGCGGCCCAGACCCCGGCGCCGGTGGAGGGCAGTTCCCCCCTCGTGATCTGCTACTGGACCCATTCAATCCAAGCAGGCCTCGCCAAATGCGACCCTCCATCCACTCTCGTCGGTGCAGTATATGGCGAATGCCATGATTTCGAGGAGCGGATCAGGCAAGAAGTTTTACGCGACCCGAAGCGAACAGACGCCCCATGGGAGCGCGAGGACTTCGTTGACAGCACCCTCCGCAGAATACGCGATAGGATCAGCCCGCAGATTCAGGGCTGGATTTTGGACACCCAGATTTCGGACAAGTCCGTCTGCAAGGCGGGTCCCAACAAATAATATTTTTTAGGACATTTAGTCCTTGACACTGAGGACAAACCGTCCTTAAATGCTCTCCATACCACGGAGAGCGCTATGACCGACTTCAGCCTGATCATCAAATCTTCCGACGGCCGCATCTACCGCGTCACCGAAACCGGTGACGCCAATCTCGCCCACGTCTGGACTGGGATCGAGGTCAAACACGTCGCCGGAGACTGGGTCGCGAAGAAGAATGCTCGCCCCTCGCTGGTCCGCAAGGCCGCCACTCGCATCGTGGTGGCCGCGTGATGGAATATTTCATCGTCATGATCGACTTTGGCCGCGCAGGTCGCGAAGCCATCGTCAATCCGGAAATGACCCGTCGTCGCGGTGCGGTCGAATACGTCCGCGAGAAGATTGGCGACGGCAAGACGATCTCCTTCATCCACCGCATCCGGGACTGCACCGTCGAGGACGTGACCAACGAATTGCTGAAGGAAGCTGGCTTCTACGAGCAGGAGCTTCCCGAAGTCGATCACCGGTCGATCCGGTTTGATCGCAATCATGATCATCGCAAGAATTACGAGGTGGTGTGATGCGGGCCAAAAAAGCCGATGACGAGCACATCAAGAAGCTTGGCGAGCGTTGGCCGGAGGCCGTTGCTGCAGCTAGCCTGAGCGTTCGGACCAACACAAAGTTGGTAGGTCTCGACAAGATCAGGAACGATCTTGTTTTGCAGGCAGCATTTCATGCGACGGGATTGGAGGGGCACGAAGGCTTTGTCGCCCCTCGCAGCGCCGGAAAACCCACACAGGAAATGCAGGATATTATCGATGCTGCGTTCGCTGATGCTGTAACCGCTGTCCGCGAAAAGCTTCAGGTCTTCGCATGAGCGACGAACTCCCCTACCGGCTAGAGCGCCACGTCACCACCGCAGAAAACATCGCGATCTGTGTCATGCGGATGAAGAACGTCACCGAGGCTGCGGCTCTGATCCAGCTCTACGCCGATAACGCTGCGACGGCTGCGCGGGCAGAGGCAACCGAGGACAAGTCACAATGAAGCGCGGCTTCGACCCTCCCCGCCCCGCGCAGTCCGTCTGCAAGCTGTGCGACCGGCTGTTCGCCTATTTCCAGCGCACCAAGCGCCGCATGCATTGCGACCGCTGCGTTGAGATCGAGCGGCAGGCCGCAAACGCATTTTTCAACGAACTGGCGCGGCGCAACCGGCTGCACGCCCGCACCATCGCGGAGGAAATCCATGCCTGACGATACCATCGATGGAATCAATCCCTGGCCGGTTGCCATCGCGATCTCGCTCTGGCTGTGGGGCGCAATCTTCTACGCGGCACGCGTCATTGGGTAAGCCTTCAGGAGAAGCAAACATGAATACACTTGAGAAAGTTTCTGTCATTCCGGCCGAGGCGCCGTCGAAGTCCATCGCTGTCATGACCCCCATGGACATGATCCAGCGCGCCGTGGAATCCGGCGCCGACATCGAAATGCTCGAAAAGCTGATGGCCCTACAAGAGCGCTGGGAAGCCGGGAACGCGCGCAAGGCGTTTGACAACGCAATGTCAGAGGCAAAGGCGGAAATCCCTCTCATCACCAAGAACAGAGAGGTTGATTTTACTTCGGCAAAGGGCCGCACTCATTACAAATATGAGGACCTCGGCGAGGTGGCGAAGATCGTAAATCCTATTCTTGCTAAGCATGGTCTTTCTTATCGCTTCCGCACCACTTCGCTCGTGAATGAGCCGGTGACTGTGACATGCATCGTGTCACATCGCGACGGCCACTTTGAAGAAAACACGCTCTGTGCCGGTCGCGATGACAGTGGAAACAAGAATAGCATCCAAGCGATAGGGTCAACGCTCACCTATCTGCAGCGGATGACGCTCAAGGCCGCGCTAGGGATCGCCGTCGCAAACGATGATGACGGAAAGACATCCAGCGCAGGAGAGCAATCGGCACCAGCGCCTGGCTCTATCACTGAAAAGCAGGCCGATGACCTTCGCGACCTTCTAGAGGCCAAGGGCGCCAGCGCCCAGGCTTTTCTGGGGTGGGCCCGGCAACAGGGTCTTTTCGACGTGAAGCGCATCGACGACATTCCGGCCGAGCACTTCAAGGCGTCCCAAGATGCGATCAACACTTTCAAGAAAGCCGGCAAATGATCCAGATCATCGACTGCGACCAGAACTCGCCTGAATGGTACGCCGCGCGACTCGGCATTCCTACAGCTTCGGAATTTCACACCGTCATGGCTGTCGGCCCGAAGGGGGGCAAGAGCGTTGGTCGCGTCGCTTACTTAAACAAGCTCGCGGGCGAAGTCCTGACCGGCGATCCGATGACCTCTTACACCAACGAGGATATGGAGCGCGGCAAGATTATGGAGGACGAGGCGCGCGACCTCTACACCTTTACCGCGGAAGCTCCCCTCCAGCGCGTTGGATTTGTCCGAAACGGAAATTGCGGGTGTTCGCCAGATTCCCTAGTGGGCGAAAACGGCGGATTGGAAATCAAGTCGGCCGCTGCACACGTGCAGATCGCGCGGCTTCTCTCGGATGAACTCCCGTCCGAACATAAGGCCCAGGTCTACGGCTCGATGTGGGTGTGCGAGCGTGAGTGGTGGGACTTCATGAGCTATTCTCCGAAGCTCCCCCCTTTCATCAAGCGCGTTTACCGCGACGAGGACTACATCGCCAAAATCGCCCGCGAAGTGGACCTGTTCAACACCGAACTTCAGCAGACCGTAGATTACATCCGGCGTTATGGTCAGAAGGCAGCAGCATGACGAGCCGCGCAATCGTTCATCTGAATAGCAACGACGAACGCCAGAAGGTCGCCCGTTGGGCTCGCAATGTGCCTCCAGGCACCACGGTAGAGTTTCGAGCGCCGCGCCGATCGCTCGATCAGAACGCCCTCATGTGGTCACTGCTCACGCAATTGAGCGAACAGGTTGAATGGTGCGGCCAAAAGCGCTCCCCCGAGGACTGGAAGGATCTGACGACGGCAGCCCTCCGCCATGCCGAGTTTGTGCCGGGAATCACACCAGGAACTGTCGTTCCTCTCGGGATGCGCACCAGTCAGATGACCAAGCAGGAGATGGCTGATCTGATCGAAAGCATTTACGCGTTCGGCGCCGAGCGTGGCGTGAAGTTCCGGGAGCTGGAACTGATCGCATGAGAAACGAATTCACCCGGCGCACCAAGCGCGAAGCCTACGAGCGCTCCGAAGGACTATGCGAAGGCATTCTCCCGACCGGCGAACGCTGCTGCGTCAATCTTGCTCACAAGCCTTACCATTTCGATCACGTCATCCCGGATGCGATCGGCGGCGATAACAGCCTCCAGAATTGCCAAGTGCTTTGCAAGCCATGCCACGACGACAAAACCCGCAAGATCGACGTTCCGATCATCGCGAAGGCCAAGCGCAACTACGACAAGCACAACGGCATCCGTTCGGCGCCGCGCCAGAAAATCGCATCCCGCGGATTTCAGAAATCATCCCCGCAAAGAACTGCATCCAGGCCAATCGAGAGGCGGTCATATGAGTGACGCAGCACAGCGCTCCTATCCTGCAAGCGAGGGAGCCATGCCAAATGCGTAATATGGCACCGTTCCGCTATTGGGGCGCTAAGGTCCGCATGGCTCCGTGGATCATTGATCGTATCCCGGCGCATGAACACTTCATTGAAAGCTGCGCAGGTTCGGCGGCGGTTATCGCTGCAAAACCTCCGAGCATGTTCGAAACTGTCAATGATGTGTACGGCGAGGTGGTTAATTTCTTCCGCGTTCTCCGCGACCGTGACCTAGCGGCCGAGCTGATCGACCTTGTTGCCTTCACGCCGTATGCTCACGCCGAATTTATTGCGGCAGCCAATCCTAGCTCAAGCCCCCTAGAGCGAGCTTTGGCCTTTTTCGTTCGAATGCAAATGGCCGTAGTGCCTGGGCGCACCGGATGGTCATATTCGGTCGGCGGCGCGTCCGCCAAGAAGGCCAATAAGCCCGGTCGCTGGGCAACGATGCCGGAACATCTAAAAACGATATGCCGACGCTTTGACCGCGTCCAGGTAACCGACTGGCCCATCATCGAGCTGCTCCAGCGCTTCGACAAGCCCGGCATCCTGCACTTCGTAGACCCTCCCTACCTCAATGAATCGCGCCCCACGTCTGTTGGAAAATCATCAGGCTACGTCTGTGATACATTCGATCACGCGGCATTCGTGAAGGCAGCTCAGGCGGCTGTCCACGCTGACATTTTGGTCACACACTATCCGCACCCGATGTTTGATGATGGTCCTTGGGAAAACCTCGGCGACTACGAAAGCCACAGAAATATTCCGAATTCCGAAACGGACGATGAGGGCCGTGCGGTAGCTGTCGAGCGTCTCTATAGACTTAGGAGGGCATCATGAAAGAGCGTTCATATGGCTTTCTGCGCAATGAGATTATCTCTCATGACTCGGAACAGTTCGACTATATCAGCGAACTGCATGAGTACCTTTGGCGGTTCATTCGATCAATTGAACCGGGGGCATCAGGCAAAATATCGAATTACTTAGATAGGGCAGTAGAAAAGCTGGAGGGGTCTGGCGCTCCTGCCCAAAGCTCGCCGGCGAGCGGCGAACCGTCGCAGCCCGTCACCGGTCCGATGCGCTTTGACCTTATGCTGGAGAAAATCGACGGCGAGAACGCGCAGAACAGCGAAGTGTTCAATGACATGCGCGCCCACATTTGGGCGGCCGGCGCTTCTCACGAAGACGCCGACTTCATCACGCGGATGCTTACTCGCAAGGGTCTCTATATATTTCAGACCGAGCCGTGGAAGCGCTGCCCATCGACGCATTGCGAGCGGCGCGGAGAATGTTCTGGGCCGCGCGATTGCACAGTCAAATGCCCCAGCCCCTCAGTGTCATCGACGAACAACCAGGCTGCGGAGGATTGACGCATGACGCCAGAAATTCAGGCAGCGTGGGTGAGGGCACTTCGATCCGGCGAATACAAGCAGGGTCGCGGCACGCTGAAGCAGAATGATTGTTTCTGCTGCCTTGGGGTACTCTGCAAGGTTCTCGATATCGATTTCGATGACAGCGAGTCTCCGAAGGTCGATCATAACGCTGCCTATTCCGACTTCTTGCCTCTGACTGAGGAAGAAGCCGAAAAATTTTGGCGCATGAATGATCGCCTCGGTGATCGCGGCTACGCGAACTCGTTCCTGGATATTGCCGACGAGATCGAGAGGACTGTTTTCATCCCCTCCCCGGAGATCAAGTGATGGTCTGGACCTCCAAAGACGGCCCCAAATCCCCGAGTTCGCCGGCCTACGAGCGGATTGTCAAAGAGGCTCCCATGACTGGCATGGAGAAGCTGGCGGATACGCTGGAGGCGCTTCCAATTCTTCCTGACGGCGCAGTTTTGTGCGGAGCCATCGATCCTGAGTTTCTGCTCTACAGCGGCGAACGAAATGATATCGTCGCCGCCCTCCGCCGCCCCGCACCACGCCAGTCAGAGGCGGGAGATGAAGCCGAGCAGGTTTGCGCTGAAGCCTATCAGGTTGTTGGCTCATTGTTGTCCGACCTCGGTCAATTTGACAGTGAGCGCGGTCAGAAAATTCTCGACAATCTATCCGAAGGCAAGATGATCCACGCGGATGTTTTGCCATGGCCGTCGTTTGAATCCCCCACCCCGCCAGCGCCGGGATTGCGGGAGGCGTTGGTAAAGATCAGATATTATTGCGATGAGAACTTAGGACCATCGCGATCCAGTTTGCTCAACAAAATTGCAAAACTCGCGGACGACGCCCTCACCACCCCATCACCGGAGCCGAAAAACGACTACTTCGAAATGCTTTGGAAATGGTTTGAGAATGAGAGCCGCGTGGGCGTAGAGGGCATGCGGGCTGAGTACCACGAAGGCCTGTCAGCCGACGACTTCAAGACGATGCTGGACGAACACGAAGCTGCATTGCTCGCGCCGTCACCGGAGCCGAAGCAAGAGGCGGTGCGGGAGGCGTTAATACAAGCTCGCGCGGTTCTAACTTCCGATGGTGGCCTTACGGGCCCGTGGGTGACCGACACCATAGACAAACTTAACGCCACCATCAAACTCGTCTCCACCCCCTCCGCATCCGCCGGCCCGCAAGCGGAGGCGTGGGAGCCCACCCCGGCACAGCTCAATTCAGCATGTCTTTCCTACGACCATAGTTTCGGTTTGATGGATGGCGCCGAGCGGGAGATGGTTTTGTTCGACGCCCGCGAATGGCTTCGAGCTTGGCAGAAGGAAGGCATCGGCTGCGATCGTAACGAAGTGGTCGAGATGTGCGCGCGGGTTGTCGATCAAGCGAACCGCGAAGGCCCTTACGAAGCGATAGCATCCGCCAAGCGTATTCGGGCCTTGAAAAATACCGCCCACCCCCAACCGCAGCAGGCGGACGGACGCGGGGCGGCACTTTCGCGGCCAGAGCGAGGATCCCAAGATGTTCTTTGATTATCCATGGCAATGCGGGCGCTGCCTCGAATGGATCGAGGCATACGAAAACCATGACATGGGAGCCTGCCCGCTGCATCCCAATGTCAGACCGTATGAGGCGCCCCCGCCGATGTTTTCGCACAATCCGGCGATTGAGGGGTTTCTTTCCTTTATCGTTGGTATTGGGACTTGCCTCGGCATCGCCTGGATCATGGTGAGGTTTTTCTTGTGACCGTCACTATCCGCCATGGCGATTGTCGCGAAGTGCTCCGCACGCTGCCGGCAGAGTCCGTCAACTGCTGCGTGACGAGCCCGCCCTATTTCGGCTTACGCGACTACGGCGTGGCCGGGCAGATCGGGCTTGAACCGACGCCCGATGAATTCGTGGCAGAGTTGGTGTCGCTGTTCGGCGAGGTCCGGCGTGTCTTGCGGGATGATGGTACACTTTGGCTTAACTTGGGTGACAGCTACGCGGCGTCGGGCCGCGGCGGCAATCCGGACGATAGCCCGCACCAAAAACAGGCAACCAACCGCGGCGGCCGGCAGTTCTTTCAGGAATACGCCGTCGATGCCAGCGCGATCGGCCGCAAGTGGGTCAAGCCGC